CTTACCACCAGACTGTACAAAGACTTCAAACTTCTTGTTGCCACCTTGTATACGTCTAGGCTTATTTAAAGTGACTTTCTCACCTTGATAATCAGCCTTAGCAAACTCTGTCTTCATGATCTCTTGTACAATGACCCTGAGAGCCTCTATACGATCCACTGAGGGGGCTTTAGCTTCTTCTGTAGGCTCATCCCCACTGTAGTAGGCTAGATACGCCTCATGGCTCTCTGCTGGCATGTACACAGCCTGTCCATCATAATCAGATACGTGAACAGCTCCACCAAGTCCTAAATCCATAGATCTAGAGATAGCTTCAGGCTCTGTTGTAAAGATATCGTTAGCATATTGAGCTTTACGTAGAGTAGAAACTTTATGACCAACCATTTGACCTGTAGGCTTGCCTTTATCGTCAGTTATTTCAATACGTGCGGCAGGTTCTTCTCTTGTACCTGTTATTTTGACTGGTATGTTAGGTACTGTTCCATCTCTTACTATTTGACGTACAATACCACTAGCAGTTCCACCAGATGAGTTCCAAGATACTTTAGATCCGACTTTCATGATAAATAACCTTATGTTTCGTTCTTAATTAATACACCTTGGAAAGATGCGCCTATTGCAGTGTTGCTTGTGTCTGTAGACACCCTACATTCTAAATCTGTCTTCTCTGCAAACCCTTGTGGGTACTTAAATGACTGTATTAGCTGATTGCTTTGTATTACTTGTACAAACCTCGTTCTAAACACATTAGATTCGTAATCTCTACTGTTAAACTTACAGTGAACCAGTTTTTGAGCTTGAGATACCGCCGCAGTAAAGTTAATCTCGTCTACGTAGAGTGTGTATCCAGCAGGTACTGTATATGCGGCTATCTGTGTCTGATTACCTATACTTATACTAGCATAAACTGTAGTATTAGGCACTCCACCTGTAGCACCAGAAGACCCTATGTATATAACACCGCTAGTGCCTTCATTAGAACCTGCTAAAGTAACAAAAGATCTATATATTCTTAAATACGACAACTGAGTAGCTACTTGTGTCTGTCCACTTAGAGTTATAGTTTCTTCTATCTCATTGTAGTCTTCATCTAGACCTTGTATGAGAATAGTTCTAGCTCCTGTACCAGTACCAGTGTCATTTGCGCTTGTACTACTTACAAACATAGTAACTGCATTATCTAACCATACATAGTCACCAGAATTACCCCAAACTGTTTCTTCTTGAGTATCTACATCTGGGTTATAACCAAACTTGTATAGAGTTCTATATCCTTGAGAGTGACCTCTAGATATAGCTAGATCAGTATGATCGTATATTCTTTTAGGCCAACCACCAAACATCTGCTGTACCACCTGTTCATATTGTTCGTTAGGGTCTGCGGCATCTTCTACATCTGGTCTACCTGTTAAGATACTACCAGCGGAAAATGAGTTAGACTGAGTTATAGATGTCGAGTTTAATACTGGGTTTCCAGTAACAATAGGAGATGCTGTACTTACCTCATCCTCTATTGCTGTAACATTAGATACTACAGGAGAACCTGTATCAGTATTACCTGTAGTTAGTAAATGTAATTGACTTACAGTGGAAACAGAGACTATAGGTTGACCTGTTGTAATGTCTATTACGTTATTGACATGTACTTGGGTTATTGCAGTACTTTGAACTACAGGAGCAACAACTGAAAAGCTATTTGCACCTATGTAGTTCTCATTGATAATAGGCTCACTAGCTTGAGTGAGTATTAAACTGCTATTTTCCTGTAGAATCCTGCTTGTCATGCTTAATGACCTCTATTATGCAGGATCAGGTATACCGACAGTAAATGACCCTAGTGAAAAAGTATTACCAGATGAAACAACCTGACTTGCAGTAAGAGAACCTGTCGCAAGAAGACGGGTATTAGTAGTATCTATTATTGCGTAGTGAGTTGCTGTACCGTTTCCAGTTATTGAGCCATCTGATATTGCGGCTACTACTACTTCACGTCCACCACCAGATCGGTCTGTAGGTGAAGCAATAGAAAGACTTGTAGAATTACCTAAAGTATAAGTAGAAGAGGCTTCTGCATAACTTGTAGCTTCTTGAGATGTCAGGTCTATACGATTAGCTTCTGTGTCTAAGACAGTTAGTCCATTATCAAGAACTCTATTGTTTAAAGTTGCCATGTTATTCCTCTACCTCTGGTTCTGGAGCTACAGTAACATTCGGGTCGTACTCTAGTTCAGCTATATCCATAAGATCTTGTATAACCTCTGGGTGATCACTGACGTTAATGTTAGCACCATTAAGGTTGCGTAAGAAGGATGCAATCTCACGAAGATCATGAGGGGCAACATCACCAGCTTCAATAGTTGGCATTAGATCGTAGTTCAGACCGTTCAACTCCCACAGTCGCTCGACCAACTGTTTGTTGAGAACATCTGTGATTGCTTGGATGTAACTCTCAAGCGCACGAAGGAACAGGTCTGTCTTCGACTTGGATAAGGCGTAAGAACCGCCTTGAGATCCTAGTAGAAGAAACTCAGATAACATTGATCTTGCTATGTCATGCTGATAACGCTTAACAATAGGATCTATGTCTATATTACGTTTACCATTAGAAGCCATAAGTTCTATATCAACCAACCTTTGGTTAGTAGGAGAACCATCTTTGTCTGGGTAGCTATCAGAAGGTAATATTATGTAACCTTGCTCATTGAACTTAACATCTCTAAGGATCTGTTGTAAGTTTCCAACGAAACCTGATTGTGCGGCAGAAGCATCACCTGATAAGTACTCAGCAGGTATACGAGCTACTGGAATACCAGCTAACTCACGTTCTACTGCAATAGCTTCTATAGCTTGAAGATTATTAAGGTATTCATAAGAAGTATAAGCATTACGAAGGATAGAACGACCAGATGGGTCACCGTTAAGGCTAGTTGTTCTATAGTAAAGAGACTTATTAGTAGGTATGTAGTTTCTACCGTTCTTATAACCTATCTCTTGCTCTATACCTAGAACTTCACCAGTCTTACGGTCTACATCAAACTTACTTATAGTCCAAGGCGCACGAGCAGATATCTTACGTACACCAATACGTCCGTCTGTAAACTTAGAGTGCTTCTTAGGTGATCTCTCTGTTGGACCTACACGTCTCTTATATATAACTTCGTTCCAGCTAAAGCCATACGACAAATTAGATATAGCTTCTGCTATGTGGTCATCAAGAGAATGTTCCATATCAACTAAGACGCTCTCAACAAACTCTTTCTCTACTATAGCTTCAGGACTATCGTTTACTGCTTTTACGTGTAAGTCTACATCTCGTAGTATCTGCTCAACAGCATACATGACAGCACCAATAGTACTATCATTGTCACGCATCTCACGATACTTGCGTATAGCTTTCTTACCTCGAAGTTCAGGTAGGAACTCATCAGCACGTATCTGTCCATTATATGTGTTATCACCAGCTACACCTAATGTAGATTTAGCTTTTGATTCTGAGAGTTTCTTTACCATGACAATAATACTTCTATAGTTAACGTGAAAGTCCCTTAACACTAGAATAAGCGAGGGTCAATTTAGGTTTTGTGTATCCGTTGAGTGAGAGGTCAGTAATTGCCCATACTAGAGCATCTAATCTATCTGGGGAGCCAATCGACCCTAATGGTTCCCATGTTCGCATTTGTATTTCTAATTCGTTAAGTGAAGCGTCATCTTTAGGGTTTGCAACATGCTTGACCAATCCACGCTCGTAGAGTGCAGATATTGGTTCAGCTCTAGCAAATTTACCTCTAGATGCACGTACAGCTTTGTAAGGTACTGTGTCATCTTCACCATGTATAGTTGTTTTGACCATATCACCACCTTGATTTACCTCGGCGACAATACGATCAGCTTCGTGATGATAATATAATTCTATAGCTTTAGATGCCCAACCTTGAGGAGACAGTCTGTCAGTGTAATCGCCTAGTACATAAGCTATACCATTGACGTCTATACCTGCAACAACAATACCTGTCATATCACTCTCAGCATTAGAGGTGACAGCAGGGTCAAGGGCTACAACAATACGGGAAAGGTCTGGCACGTCATCTAACTTAACAGATGCATCGTCCAGCATGGCAGTTGTCCATAAAGCACCTTGTGCTTCTTCTAAGACTTCTGCGTAAAGCTCTTGCTTACCTAGTCTAGTACCTTCATACTGCTCTTTAACAGCAGTTAAGTATGTCTTAGCTAAGTTAGCAGAGTTATCAAAAGTAGACCCTGTAGTAATAATAGTCTTAGGGTCTTTAAGTATCTGGCGTATCAGTTTAGTTGGCTTCGGGGTGGTAGTCACCATGATACGAGGGTGCTTACCTAGACGCATACAAAACTGTAGCATCTGCCAAGTGTCTATGTCTTTATTCCAAGCGGCTGTTTCATCACACCAAGCTAACTCAAACTGTGGACCACGAAGACGCTCAGGTTCCTCTGCGGAGAAGAACTGTACTTGCGCTCCATTCTCCCACGTTAGAGTTCTCTTTGTTGGCGACCAATCAGGGAAACCCATCTTCTTACCAGCATAGGTCTTATCACCTTTCCAGCATACCGATAGGAAACCTGACTCTCCTTTAACCATAACTCGTTCTATGTCTGAGTTAGTAGAAGCTACAGCGGCTATACGTTTAACGCCACCCTTAACTTGTTCTCTTACCCACTCTACTCCAGAACGTGTCTTACCGAAACCTCGACCAGCATTGATAAACCAAGTATTCCAATCATTACCTTCAGGGGCTAACTGATTATCTCTAGCCCAGAAGTTCCAGTCGTGCTTTAGCTCTTCAACTTTACGTGGTCCTAATGCCTCAAACAACTCATTGACTTTAGACTTAGGTAGCTCACGTAGTGTGTCAGCCGTTATCTGTCTCTTCATCGGGTTCATTCTTCCCTAGTAACGACATCAAACTGTCTATAGCACTCTCGTCTAAGTCAGGGTCAACGTCTTGCTCAACTTCATTCACTGTACTGTTAGGCGACCAACCACCTTTAGATCTTAGGAAGAACTCTGCCGCCTTAAAGTCACCACCCTTAGCGGCCTCTACGACAACACTCCCTATCTCTCCTACTATCTCAGCCTTAGTCTCAGCTATAAGACTACCATAGACTTTATAAAAAGTGGCTGTACTAGCAGGTGCATCTTGATACTTCTGTATTGATCCAAGTATGTCTTTCACTGCGACACCATTCTTTATACCAGCTACAACTTTCTTAGCTATAACTTCACTATACTTCTTAGCAGGTATCATAACAAACTCTCTTATAATATACAACCCATCGGCATGACCACATCTAATACAACTAAGTGGAAAGGTTCGTCATGGTTGGGAAGGGAAACTGAATAGCTACTACTTAAGTATATACTTACGTTCTCCAACTAGCTAGTTATAAACAGTAAGTAGTATAACCTGTTAGTGAGAAACTTAAGTAGTGCCTCTTATGTATATATAATGTCTAAAATACGTAAATGTCAACCTAAGTATTACAACTATTTTACAAGTCGTTGAAATCTAATGATTCTTTTTTTTGTTGTATCATACTTAAGTGGGTAGCGCATGTCAAGTTCTTGTGTGTCGCCCTGTCGTAATGACTCCGTGTAGTATAGTTATAAACCCCTTTTGTGCGGCATTGTGTCACATCCTTACTTTTTTTTGTTTTCGGATATAAGGTGTGTTAACACGCCCCTATGCATGATTCGCTCAGAATGTCAAGGGTCCCACTCAAGAAAGTGACATATATTACAGAAATGTAACAAAACGTGATCAGTTTAAGCAAAAGACTTGACAAACGTATAAAAACATGCGCTAGGATAGCGAATCGGCATACACCCACCAAACTAGTTTAATGTTAAACCATTATATAACTCTAGTAATTTTGTGATCACAAATATATAGTATAGTATTGAACTAAAACAAAAATAGGCCGACTCAACTTAATGAATCGACCTTGGGAGAAACTATTTAAACTTAATTAGTTAGTTAGTTGTCGCGCCTATATCAAAAGATAAATAGGGATATTGCTTTTTACACTTTGCTAGTCTTTCAATAGCACGTTGATGGCTATTCTCAATGTAGTATGCAAACAACTTGCCACAACTATATATGTTAACTCTATATTCCATTATTGTACAATCTCCTTTGCTTTACGTTTACTTGTTCCATGTGCTACAATGGCAATTGATTTAGCATTGACACTAGCACCACCGCATAACTTACAACTAGCACACGTCGCACGCTTGCCCATTTCTTCACTGGCTGGACATAATATTTCACGCCTCTTATATAGTTGATCAACATGAGATATGACTCTGAATGTTCTTTCATTACGACCCCATGCATCAATTGATTGCTTAAGGTTATCAGTGCTAGTCATTATAGACTCTGGCATTGGATTAATTGCGGCATGAGTGTAAGCGGTTGAATATAACGCTTTACTAGTTAGGGCTTGCCACACTTCATTATCTATAGCGCATGGGTCGCCATATGTGCCTAACCTAACGCCTTGCAAACTACCAAACTCTGCAATCTCTTTAAGTGTCGCGGTCTTAGTGCCATACACGCCCTTTTTATAGGCCTTATATTTACCAAGCGGCGCGTGTGCTAGCGTTACATAACACGTCCTATTTGTCGCTTGGCCTTTGTCATTATTGTTAGGCGTACCGCGATGGGGACAACTACCGCATATAGACTCGTCTTTACCCGTCCGACTCGCGGTCAATGGATCAACGCTTGCATCAAGTATGAATGTTTGAATCATGTTACCCGTTTTACTGTTAGTCGAATCCGATTGAGCTAACGCGACAATAGGTTGACCATTTATAAGACTCGCGCCTTGATATAATATAATAGTTTTACGCGCCATAATTAGACTCCAATGCATTAATTAAAGCGACTCTGTAAACAAACTCTGATTCATATTCGTGTAAATCATCAAGTTGCTTTTCAGTCATGTCTTTGCCGTAGTAAGTGCAAGACTCAATATAAGCATCACAAAAATCTGGATAGTCTTTCATATCGATTCCAGAAACTACTACATCATCAATTTTATCAGTATCAAACATTTAAGACTCTCCTAAGTAACTAGCATTGTGATTGACATATTGACTCCACTGAATCGCGTCCAATGGTGGCAAGTTTAGAGTATAGGATGATTCCAAGATATCGCGGACGTGACAAGCGTCGGTATAACTACCAACGTAATCTTGATAATTGAATCTTATATAATCACCTAAAGCACAAGCAATAGTTTCAGAAGTAGCACCAGACTCTTCAAAGAATGAATGAAGCGTGTCTACAAATACATAAGGAGAAGTAATTTTATGTGACATATTAAGACTCCTCTATGTAATAACAAATTGCAAGTATGCATAAGATAACAAACGGGATTAATATATAATTACTAAGTATCATAAACGACTCCCAATAAATAAGTTAGTAGCACAAACAGTTGCTAAACAAAGTAAAGTGCTAGATAATTCTAAACTGTCTAATTGTGCAAATGGTAGCACGGCAAATATTGCCAGACATAAAGCGTAAATAGTAAATTGTAAAAATGTAATCATAATTAAGAGTCCTTTTATCAGTGTTTCTATATATATTTTATACGTGATTCGGGGCTATATTGCAAGCCCCTTATAGTTAAAACTTTGACCAGTTAAAACCACCTAAAAAATCATTAGCGTTTAACTCTTGAGTCTTGCGGTCACCTACATTTCTACATAGGTCTAATTTATTAAATCGAATTGACTTACCACCACCAAAAGGTTGAGCAAAATCCTTAGAAGTTTTAACGAAACGCTTACCCTTATATGCGTCAAAAGTTTCATTAATTTCTACATACATGAAAGATTTATTATTGTTAGTCATTTGATTCGGCCTCCTTAGCCAACTGATTTAATTTATATACATTATATAGCATATGATTCGTTGAGATGCAAGGGGAACAAACACAGAACAAGAAAAAAATATAGATCGCGGAACGAATCATAAACAAACGCTTGTCAAGGGGAACAAAGCAAGAATATGCAAAAATATATGTGGTTTTAAGGGGTTGACTCGCTGTAACGCCGCCGAATCAATTTTATATAGTAGCATACCAGAGAGACCTAGAAGCCGTCACGAGGCTAATTTGAGCGTTATAAAGTGGGTTGACTCGAATCGCGGTTTCGTGTTAAAATGGACTGATGCCGAATCAAAACATATCTATGCACTGGACGCATACCTAACATGCATTTGTTGCATACCATAGACCTGCAGAACGAATCATAAACATTGGAGTCAAGTGTTAAATTGTCACATATGCATTGAACGCATACCAGCTATGACTTGACAGCATGATAACAATGTGTAGTAGAAACGAATCACATAGAAACGAATCAATTATGGTGTTGCAATTATGTCACTGTCAATAGATAAAATACAAAATATAGAATCAGTTGCATTTATGTCACGTTGCAAATATGTCACGTCAAGATGTAATTATATCACGTTGCTAAAATGTCACACACACCCGTCCGAGGAAATTATGCACCCGTCCAGCGAAATTATGGTTACCCCGTCCAGCGAAATCGTAGACCCTTCCGAGGAAATTATGGGCTTGACCCGTACAGTGGAAAATGATAAGTTGATTCGTATAGACCCCCTCAGTGGAAATAAGGAGTAAGGTAATGGACAAAGAACATAAAAGATTTTCTGGTGAATCATATGCGGATTTCTTTGAATCTATAGATATTTATTTAGACTGGTTCTTTAACTATCAGTCACGTATAAAGGAACTAGCTAGTAAATACAATATAACTGAGACTACAGCTAGACTTGTAATAAAAGTAGGTGCAAAAAAGCATATCAGACAAGTAGAGAGTGGTCAAAGAAACGAGACAGTAGGTTATGGCAATAAGATTATAAAGGAGATATAATGTTGGAAATAGTCAGACAAAAATATGGTAGGCATGTAGACACTAGAGTATATTTAGACTTTGGTTATGGCGAGATGGAAGTGGACGTGGAAGAAATAGAAATGATTGATGGTGAGTTGTCAGGTACAGCTTACTGTCACCAAAGAGAAATAGAAATGTATGTAGATCATAAAGACTGTAAACGTGCATTAGATAAATTTGAAGAGGAGAATGAACAATGACTAAAGAATATTATGTAGGCGTACACTATGAAGAAGGCATGAGCCTTAGAATAAAAGCTGACAGTGAAGACGAAGCTAAAGAGATAGCTTTAGAGATCATGTCTTGTAGTGATGTTGACTTAGATCATAACGATAGTTTACTAAGTACCTCTACAGTACATCGTGAATATATGGTGGTAACATGAGTGGAGATAAAATACCACCGATTGACTCTGTAACTGGGCAGTTCGTTAGACCCCTCAGTGGAAATAAGGTTTACAATACAGAGAAAGAATTAACTAAGGGCTTGTTAAATGATGAGATACCACATGAGTTGTATGTGGAGTTAATAAAAGTATACCATGAGGCGTATGAAGAAGCTCCTGAGTATGGTTTTGTGGGTGTAGGCTGTATAAGTTTTGCTGAGTCAATGTTACAAGAGCATCAGGACGGAGTTGTAAGGCGTATAAGAATACCTACGTTGTATGATGAGTATTCATTTAAAGAAGGAGAATAGCATGAGTAGAATAGGAAATTATGTAGTCGAGCTAGAAGAGAATAAAATCTTTTGTATTAACTGTGAACAAGAGGTTGATCTCGAACAACTAACAGATCTTGACATATGTGAAGAGTGCTACGAACAGCAAACCATAGATAACCAATTGTTTTAAAAGGAGAATAACATGGGTAAAGAAATAGATTGGCATAAAGCTAGAGTTAAAAAACAGATGAAAACTAAGAAGGTTCTAAAGCAAATGTCTGTTGAACAGAGAGAAGCTATAGAAGAAATACAAAAGAGCGTAGCTAGTTGTTTAGAAATGATCAAAGACTGTAATGATTTATATATGAGTGATGTAGCTAAATTAGAAAGCTCTTGGCATAGCCTACGATGGGCGTTTGAAGTAGATAAGGTATAGTTTAATGGCAGAGAATAAGACATATAAAGTAGCAGGTGTACACATCGGAAAGAAAGGTGTCACAGTTTTAGATGGAAAGCATAGAGTATTAGAAGAGGCTGAACAGTCAGCTAAACTACTTACTGGTAAGTATGCCTTAGAGAATAGTTTAGGCATTACAAACTTTGTAGCATTCAATACACATGCACTCACGATGCTACCACCATACAGTATTGACATGGAAGCAGAATGGAATTACGTTGTAGAACAAGAGGGGGATGACACCCCTTCAGTGGAAATTAATAGACAAGCAGAAGGAAGCATATAATGACACTACCACTTAACATGGTTACTAATGTATTATCAGAGAACCAAAACAAGTTTATCACAGTTAAGTTCTTAACTAAGGATAACGAGGAGCGTACCTATACAGGTCGTATGAATGTAATAAAAGGTCTTAAGGGCAACGAGAAAGGCCGTATAGCGGCTGAAGCACTACGCAAGGCAGGGTACATCACACTGAAGACTAAGCAAGGCTACAAGTGCTTTAATGTGGATCGTGTGCTAGGTTTTGTAGCAGGTGGTCGTCGTATCTTTGGGTTAGGGACTGAGGTGTAATAATGATTAAACGATGTAAAATAGATTGGGATACTGAAGATCATACTTTTGAGTTTCACACAGAAGGTCAAGTAATTACTTCTTTAGATTTTCTAAAAGACATAATACAATCTCTAAAGAGACTGAGTAACAAAATAGCAGATAAACCACTTAGTGAAGAAATACCAGAGGTATATAAAGTAAGAGGTAATTGCGTTAATACATCGATTGAGGAAAAGAAGTAATGCCCTTACCCCCTTCGATGGAAATGGAGCTTATGGAGCTAGGCATACTCAAGAGTGATATAGAAGAACTTGAGAGTGTAGCTGAACAAACAGGCTTCTATGCACTAAGAGCCGAGACTATAGCTTGGCATAACACACTAATAATAGATGGAGAGGTAATGTTCTAATGACAAAGATAAAACTACATGGTGACTTTATACTTGCGAGTGATGTAATGGGTATACTAAATGATATTATGTACTCTAAAGACCCTGTTTTAGAAGCAGGTAATTTGAAGAGAGACATAGTACACCAGAAATACAATATAGGAGATAAAGAAGAATGAGGCAGGTATTCTATTGCCCAGACTGCTTAACTAAAGGTTATAAGAATAAACTTAAAGTAACTGATACAAGAGAATACCACGGAAGAGGATTTCCTAGTATAAAACGCTATAAGAAATGTTTGATTTGCGGTTTTAAGATTAACACTATCGAAATGGAGTTGAAGAATGAGTAAAGATTATAAACCATATTACAGGACAGATAAGAGGAAACAAGAAGAACTAAGAACAGCTAAGTATCTAAGTATTTTATTTTTTACTATGATAGGATTTTCTTTCATAGGCTTTTCTTTCGTATTAGTTAAGGCAATGTTATATATGACAGGTCTATTCTTATGAACAATCAAGAAATACTAGATATGTGTAGAAGACTAGCTAGTAAGTACTACAACCATCAGGACTACGACGATATAGTTTCTGAAGGTGTAGTGCTATGCTTGAATCTAAGAGCCGAGGGAATTAAAGAACCTTCTAAGCTATACTACAGCGCAAGAACTGCTATGTATGAGTTTGTTAATGTAGGTATGTCGAAGCTAAGTTACCCAAAAGGAAGGAGTGGTAGAGTAGCATCTGATGATGATGTATTCGAATATGTAGATGCACAAGACGAGCAAATACCTGCTGAAGATTTGTTTGGTTCTTACGAACTAAAAGATTCTGTAGAAGCTCTAAAAAAGAATTTAAGTAAAAGAGAGTGGGAAGTATTTGTATGTTTACACAACAATAATAATAACTTAACCCACACTTCTAATGTACTAGGTGTATCTAAACAAGCTATAAAGCAGACACTAGATAGAATAAAAAACAAGATTGTAACAATTTGTGATGTTGACATTTGAAGATTTTAGACATTATAGATAAATGTACTACTTAAGTATAAACATAAGTTTTACACTCACTAGTACAAACTACTAAAGAAAGAAACGTAAGTATGCCAGATATAATACATAAACCTTGTCCTTTTGTTGCATGTGGATCAAGTGATGCTTTTTCTTACCACACTGAAAAGAGAGTAGGTAAGTGTCACTCTTGTGGTGGTAATTACCCATCTAGAGAAGAAACATATGACTGGGCAGAAGACAAGTATCCTAAGAAAGAAAGAGACAGTATGAACGTAACAGAGTTTACACCTAAAAGAATAGAGAGTGTATCTGATGGTCGCCACCTACCCCACCGAGGGATTTTGCAGAGTACAATGCAAGACTTTAATGTACTTACATACGACGACAGACAAGAGTATGTATACCCCTCTGG